GGTCTTCCGTTACCTCGCTTATGACGGCTACTTGTTTTTCCATTCCGGAATATTCGTCGGTTAATGTGACTAAATCCCCGACTTCAAGCCGACAAAAGCACCAATCAAGCTTGAATGTGTATCTGTTCCTGCCATAGAAATTGATCCGTGCGATTTGTTCTGCAATTTTGACGGCTCTTTCTTTCGTATATATGTAATTGGCAGCAAATACGCCTGCTTGTCTGCTTCCATATTTCTTGATGTCATCAGTGAATTGGTAAGTCACGGTTTCTTTTTCATAACCATTGGAGCGGTTAATGAATTCTACCGGGAATTGATTGTAGTTCTCTGACCCGTCTTTCCGTTCGTATCTGACAAGCTCCCCCTCTGATTGAGGGATAAAATCATCAGATGTCAGGTCATAGATAATCTGCTTGTTCGGCATCCAGTTTCCGACGGGTCTGTCGGCAAGCGGAATAATCTTGAATTGGTCATTCGACCAAAATACATAAGCATTCGTGAGTTCTGCAATTTCATTGACAATATCTCTTGCGGTTTTTGTCTTTTCGTCCGGCGGCGTTGAAATTAAGATGTCTGCTTCCCTGCAGTACTGTCGGTAATTGTCTAATCCTTGAATTTCAACATCTTTCAATCCTGCTTTATCGAGTACGTATCTGATGTAGTCCGCCGGATTGACATCAATTCCGTCACCGGTGTCAAGTAATTTACCCTTGACTTCAAAATTATAAGACGGGAACGCTCCCGAATCGCCGAGGTCGACAACGCCTGCCACATAGGCAAGTCCGGAATAAGCGAGTGCCTTGTTAGGATGTTTCCCCTGTGTGTATGCCCACGGCTGTTGGTCTTGTGTCCCCCGAAACAACGTCATCTGTATTTTTTCGTTCGGATACCTGTATATATCTTTGCCGACCCATACACGACTAACGCCGTTAATTTCTCCCTCACAGAGTCCCAAAATAGCCGCCACGGTGTAAGTATAAGTAATGTTGACGTGTTTCGAGCCGCCGCCTTTGCCTGCTCTTTGGACTTCTTTATGTTCGTGTGCTGTGAAATCGTCATAATAGATGATGTTTCCTGCAATTCTGACTGTCCCCAATACTTCCGGAACTGCCGAGCCGTATTCTGCAGTGGAAACTGTGAATTCACTGATTTTGTTTGCCCTTGTTGTGGTCGTATGTCCTCTGAAAAAACCCATTACTTCACCCCCTTGAATCTGTAAATTGCTCTAAGCCTTGAGTTTCCCTTGCCGTCATAGAGCATGGATTCATTCGTTCCTGTCATGATAACGCCTTGACCGACAACGGCATGAATGATTTTATCCTCGCCGATGTAGATTCCTGCATGAGAAATACAACGCCCGAATTGGTACAGGAAGAAATCCCCCGGCATCGGCTTTTTTACTTTCCGGCAATACTGTTTCACATACGACAGAAACCACTCCTCAGAGTGATGTAAGTGCCATTCGTTTGAGTACGGCTTGATGATAATGTCCCCCGATTTGATAAGTTCTGCTTCTTCTAAGCAAGCTATCAGGAGCATTCCGCAGTCTACGCCTACGCCTTTGACCTTTGCCATATTGACGTGCGGAGTCCCCAGCCATGTATAGGCCGCTTTTGCAATCTTTTCTCCGCCGGTCATAACAACACTTCTTTCTGCGGTATGAACGGAGCAATCAAGACTGTATCGCTTTTGTCCGTACTGGATACTACGTTGTTCTCGTTCGTCACGTATGCACCCTGCGGATAGTATTTCCGCAATGGAAATTCCACGTTAAGACCTTGTGTTTTTGCCTTAATGGACAATTCCAGCTTGATACCGCCTGCAGACTTGACCTCTACGTTTCCACCGAATAGGGAAACAACGCCTAATATTGATTTGTCTCGGAAGAAACAACGTTTCAGATACATTCTTGCCCTGTCAAGTTTCCCCTCATGTGCGGCCTTTAATATCGGCAATCCCTCGATTTTGTCGTTCTTGTCTGCATGAATGGTCACTGTCATGGTATCCACGACTACGCGTGAATGTAAGTTGACCTGCTGCCTTTTAATCATCAAGTCGTTATGTCTATAAGTTTTACCGTCGCATGTGATGTCTATATCGGTGTCTGCATAGTAATATTTGTTTCCGTTAAACAATACCAGCTCGTATAGGTCACATGACGTGATTTGTTTTTCTCTATTGAGATATTTTTCCAGTGCTGCGTCTACTGTTTTCATCTTGCACTCACCATCTTAAAAGTTTTTGAATCATTGAGGTTTACGAATATGTTTTGTATTTCCATTTCATCCTGTGCGAATCTGACTTTCCAGTAATATGTGTAGTCAGCCGTCACTTTTGAGCTTGCTGCCGGTGATATAGAAAACTTAATCATGCCATTGGTAATAGAGTATGTCCCGCTTGACTGCTTCGCCCCGTCTATATAGACAGTCACATTCTCGATATAGTCAACGGGCTCTGCGTATCCGCCGATTCTCATAACCGCTTGATACACGCCCGGAGTTATCATCGGGAGTTGTACGCCTTTTTCTTCAAAATCTTCCGGGTCAAGCCACAGAAACGGTTCGTAATTTCCCTTGAGGAGTGCTGCGAATCCCATTAGTTCGTTGGCTTCCTCTCTTGTAAGATGTAGGAGCTTGGCAGAGATTATCCATTGCGGATAGAGTTGATTGGTCATTGACCTTGCTTTCCCGCTTCCTGACATCTGTATCCTTGTGTTCCACTTTTGCTTTTTCGTGCTTGTGAAACTGAATTTCTTGAGTTTTGGGAATTTACGCATTACCATACCCCACTTTCTGTCGCAAAGTTTCGTGTGTTTTCGAACAGTTCCTGCTTAATTTCCGACAGTCCGCCACGCTTGAGGAAGTCACGGAAAGAACTTGCGTCGACTGCCGAAACGGACAGATTCACGCTGTTATTACCGCCGGAAACGACATCGCCTACAGAACCGCCCTCGGAGAACTGAGGAACGGCGCCCGCGTTCATAGCGTTCAGCGTTCCAATACCGATACGGTCTACTGCCGATGACCGCAGTACATATTCCCCATTAGAAAGCATGGCGGGAATGGAATCGCTCGTTCCGGTGCCCGCACCGGTGATGTATCCGCCTGTTGCTTTCTTTTGAATACCGAATACGGTCTTATTGGCCATGTCGGCGGGTGTCATGCCGCTTGCGAGTGTCGGGAATGCGGAGTAAATCGCAAACACGCCTAACCATTCAGAGAGAATCGAGACCGCATTGTTAATCAATCCGCGGACGAAATCTGCGAGCGCCTCGCTTGCCGACTTGTTGCCTTTGATGAAATCGGCCATTGCAGAACCCATAGATTGACCGACTTGTGTGCAGTATTCCTGTGTCTTCTTTGCCCATTGGTCGGCTACGGATAATTGCTGAATTTCCGCTTGCGAGGCTTCCGCGAGTGTTGTCTTATACTGTTCTGCGAATTCCGCTAAGGTCTGCCCTTTGAGTGCCAGCTCCTCTGCGAGCGCATCGGGTGTCATCTGCAGCAGCTTGGCCATGTTGTTCAGCTGTTCGCCTTCGTCGGGGTTCGCAACGGCTACATCAATATCCTGCAAGCTTTCTTTCAGCGTTTCTTTGATTTTGTCTATCTTTTGTTTGGCTTCGTCTTCTGTGCCGAGAATCTGATCAATGAGATTTTTTGTATCTTCCTGATTTTCTTTCAGATTGAATTGGAACTGTTGCGCCTTGACTTTCGCCTCGTATAGCCTGTTCTCTGCGGTCACTTGGTCATTGATTGCCTTGATAACGTCTTTTCTCGTTTCCTCGTCGTTTATCTTCTTGGCAACTTCAAGCTCGTTCTCCCAGCCTTTCATCAGTTGAGAGTGTGCATCGGACAACGCCTGCAGCGAGATTCTATTTTCTTCCTGTCTTTTCTGCTCTCCGACAAGCATGTTGACGTTTGCTTTCGCCAATTCCAGTGTAGACTTAGCGAGTGCCTGTTTCTGTTTGTCGGCATCGGTATATTTCTTGATGAGCGCGTCGATTCTGCGTTCTTCTTCCCGTTCTGCTTGCGACGGTTTCGAACTTCCACCGGCACGGCTTCCGCCACCACCGCCCCCGGCTCTGCCTGTACTCTTGCGTTGCGTTTTGACGAAGTTATTCTCCCGTGAGCCTTCCGTTTTGGCACCAGTACCAAATGTCGATGCCCAGCCGTCGTCAATCCCTGCCGAAATTTTTTGCCCGAGGCCATGCAAAATCTTTGAAAGGATATTCCATATTTGAGCAAGCGGAGAGAGTATCGGAGATAGTGCGTTTGCAATTTTAACCCCGATTTCGCAGCATCCTTCATAAAATTTATGAAATAGCATAATAGCTACTTTAACGGCGTTGATAATGATTTCGAGCACATCGCCGATAAGCGACAAAGCATAGCTTGCTACTTTCCCAAAATCACTGAAAATACTGACCCCGTTATCTCTGACCATTGACAATAAATCTTCTGTAAAATCCATTAATAACTGAATGATTTCTGATTGGTCGAATGCGTTCATGATGCCGAGTCCGATTTCTTCGCAGCATGCACCGAGGTTCCCAGTAATATCTCCCCATTGGTCGATGATGTTCTGTTTTGATTTTGCCATTGAACCGTCGAATTCGTGCATGTAGCCTGTCAATGCCTGAATGGCGGTCTGAGAGTCCATTGTGCCGTCTTCTACCGCCTGCATGGCCTCATCGCCTGTCATGCCCAGCGATGCAAACGCCTTGTCCAAATTCATGCCTGCGGTTTTCATGGCAATTAATTGACGGCTGGAAACTTCGCCCGTTGCCTGCAATCTTGAAATGGCATCAACCATTTGTTGTGCTTCCGGCGCTTTTTTACCGAGGCCTGCGGCCG